ACTGGTTCCACGTTGACAACGATGTGGGTCAGACTACCAAGGGTACGCCGCAGGACATGGCGGGCAGCCCGGCACAGATTCTCATGCAGGGATGTCAGTTGGCGCAGGAGCATATCGACAGTCTGAGAGCGGTAGCCCCCATCGAGATAGTGTTCATGGGCGGCAATCACGACAGGCACAGTTCACTGATGCTCATGATGTATATAGACGCATACTACAAGGACGTTGAAGACGTTACTGTCGTCGTCAGCCCGCATATCAGGCAGTACATGATGTACGGCAACAACCTGTTGGGCTTCACCCACGGTGACGGCAAGGTACTCAAGAAGTTACATTCCCTGATGGCACACGAAGCGAGAAGAGACTGGGGTTCTACGCAGAATCACATGTGGTTCCACGGACACCTTCACCATCAACAGATGGTCGAGCGGGGCGGCTGTATGATTATACAGTTGCCGAGTTTGGCTGGCGAGGACAGATATCATGCTAGACATGGTTACACGATGGCAAGAGCGGGTTTGTGCGCCCATATGATTGACAAGGAGTTAGGTCTTGTCGGTACGATGTTCGCTCCGGTGATGCCCGATGAGTGAGTGGACTAGCGCGAAATGCTGGTCCTGCGGTTGGGTCGCGCCACGTATTCTCAGGGCCAAGGCGGTCACGGGCGTATGCCCGCATTGCGGCAAGAAGGACTTGCATCCGAGGTGATTAGATGGGGTTCATGCAGGATTTAGCGATGGAGAGAAGTAGAACGGACGTTGAATACTTCTACAAGTGGCTCGGATATACTTGGGGCGGTCATATCGGTGAGTGGATGGATATGTACGGCGATAGGAGAGGCGCTCAGGTTCAGAGGGTCTGCGTCATCGCACCGAGGGACCACTCTAAGTCAACTACTCTCAGGATAAAACTACTACACAAGTGCCTGTTTGAGACATGGCGAGACAAGCCCATGACTATTTGGCTGTTCTCAGCGAGCAAGGACTTGGCTACAAGGAGGCTTGAAGAGATACGCGAGGACTTGAAGCGGCATCCACAACTGAGCAGGTATCTCGATAATCGTAGGGGCAACAAGTTGGAGTTGCGGCTGACAAACGGCTCTTGGATAAGGGCCACGTCGGTAGGGGCAGCCATTCGTGGTGAGCATCCTGCCTGCATCGCATTCGATGACGTTCTCGATGATTCGGGAGACACCAACTGGAACGAGGTAAGGAACTGGTTCCGAAAGAAAATCACGCCGATGCTGAGTCCCGGCACAAGCCTGTACGTGGTCGGCACGCCGTTGAGCATGAACGACCTGTATCACACGGAGATGCTGAGCAACGAGATATGGAACACGGGGGTATGGAGCGCGATTCCCAACTGGGACGAGTATCGAGCAGACCCGGACAACGTGAAACCCGTTCCTCTATGGGGCGAATACAGGCCGCTGAACTTCCTTCTTGAGCAGAAACAGGCGATGGGCGAGTTGTCATTCGTGCAGGAGTACCTATGTCGGGTCGTTGACGATGAGGCAGCGGTATTCCCACGGGCGCAGTCACGCAAGAATCTACAGATGGAGAGGGTGTTGGAGACTGACAAGAGGGATAATTGGCGATACGTGTTGGGTTTCGACCCGGCACACGGCGTCGGTCAGGACTACTCCGTGATAATCTGCTTGGCACAAGACCCGGAGGGCTTCATACACTTCGTCAATATGTGGAGGCGCAATGACTTCAAACCCGACAGACAGGCAGACATGGTTATCGAGTGGTCTAAGCGGTATGCTGCTCCGGTCGCTGCGGAGGACGTTGGTTTCCAGCAGTTGTACGAGAGCCTGATACAGCAGAAGGGTTCGGTGATAGACTATCGAAAGAGCAAGGCGAGCAACAGGACTCTGAAGCAGGGCTTGTTGAACAGGCTGAGAACGTGGTTTGAGCGGGAGTTGGTATGCTTTCCCTTCGGTAACGACGAGACTAGGCGACTGGTGAACACGTTGTTGGAAGAGTTGGAGACTCACGCATGGAGAAACGGTATGATTGTCGATTTGGGCAAGCACAACGACTGTGTGATGGCATTGGCACACGCGATAGACCAGTTCACATACAAGACGCCGGATATGCCGGTAATCATGAAGACCATGAGCGGAGGCGCTTGGTTGGGCGGCAAGGCCAAGATAAGGCGCGACCACGGCGGGGCCGGAGGCAGAGTAATCAACAGGAGAGGATTCTGATGACCGAGAAGTTGGATGTGGAGAAGGTGAGAGGCACGGTGAGCGAGAGTTGGTTGTTGGGTACGAGAAACGGGGGCGGCACTGGACCTCCCTCCAAGAAGAAGTTGTACCCGATGCTGATGAAGGCGCTGTATGAGGACGGGTTCTTTGAGGAATGGAGGACGCCGAGCGAGATTGCGTGGGAGGCGAACAAGCGGGTCTGCAAGAGTTGGAATCAGATAAAGCCGAGCGCGGTGGACAGGTACATCAAGAAGGCGGGCTTGGACCTGCGAAAGCGGAAGCAGAACATGGCTAAGCCGTGGGAATATAAACTGCCTTAGTTTGAAAAAAATTGTAAAAAATTTCGCGTTGGGGTAGGCGGGGTAGACCGCCGGGTAGTGGTGAGTTTTGGCACACCTGATGCAAAAAGTAAACCGTGACACTGCTCTAATAGTACCACTTTGATACCCATCGCTAGCCTTAAGTACTGACATGCTACCCGACAACTACCCCTCTGGGAGAGGGGGTCGCGGGGAGGGCACCCCCCCGCACGCGGACCGGCCTTGAGTGGCCGTTGAGATGGTGTAAGATTGGACCATCGACCAAGCACAACACAAGACAGAATGCGGGTTGTGCAAAATGGAAAGTAGTAGAGCCTGAATTGTAAAATGCAGGGCGATGATACCGAAATCCATTCTAGTCCGAGAGGATTGGAAAATCATGCCTATAACGACGAAAGCGAATCCCATCATAGGAGGTGATAAGGGATGGAAACGAATACACATGATGTGAAGACTGTTACAGTAACCGAGCGCAACCACGGCGACTTCAAGGTTATCGAAGTAAAGATAGTCCAAACAGTGCTGTGTTGGTGCAAGACCACTTTGACGCATGTCAGACAGGAAGTCAAGCACGACCACGCATTCTTCACAAGGGACCTTGACCTAAAGGTCGAGTTCCAAGAAACCGAAGAGGAGTGATTATCACCCTCACGGTATAACGTAACAAATCCTCGCGCCCTTCGGGGCCGAGGTCCCTTCGGGGATGATCGAAATATAAACCAAGGAGGAAATAAATATGGCAAACAATGACGAGTCATGGACGATAACCTTCGCATGGTGGAGGCGCACCGACGCTTACGTCGATAGACCGGGCTTCATGAGAATGGAGGTATACCCGGAAATCATCAACCACATGGGTTTCAGCGTGGACAGAACAACGTTCATCGAAGAGGCTCAAGACGTAGGCGCACGGATGTATGGCCTCTCAGGCCTCCTACCCGGTCTAACCGCGCGTCAACTGCGCGACTTGGCCGAGTCAGGGAGTAACCGAGTCTTCAGGTATGAAGAAGGCTTAGACTCAAATGGCGACCCTGCGTACCTCATAACCGTGGGAATAGACGAAGAAGAATAACTTCGTCTTCCTGATGTCCCCCTTCCACGATAGCGGTGGAGCCTACACGCACGGGCTGAAGAAGGGAGAAAGTCAAACAGTGCAATGACGACGATATGAAAAGTCCTCGGCCCTTCGGGGCCGGGGCAACTAAACCAAGGAGGTAACAATATGTCAGATGAACAAAATGATGACCCATATGACTTGAAAGAAGCATACCCCCATTGGAAGGACTGTGAAGAGTTCTATGAGGCCCTAAAAGAAGGGTCCATAGGCTCAGGAGGCGAATGGGCCTTCTGTCCTTTCTGTGGCGACTACTGCTGAAGAAAGCCCAAGACCTCGGCCCCCGAAAGGGGGTCGGGGCAACTCACAACACATGGAGGTGATAATAGTGAGCAATAGATACATACACCCCGGAGACAAGGACACACGACCTTATCTATACAAGGTAACGTGTGACGAATCCGGCACAGTACATACAGTGTACGAGGAGTGAAAACTCCAAACAGCACGACGTAAAGGGTCGGGCGGCTTAGGCTGCCCGGCCCCCTTTTTTTATTTTTATTTTCACCCTAATTTTGATCGAAATATAAACCAAAAATAGGTTGCCCCACCCCCCGGAGGTGTGGGGGGCGAGGACTTTTGTTATGATTATGCGGGTAGCACTTTGTATGGGTCTTCCCTAAACTTGATACTCAGCACTTGAACCGTGTCTTGTGCGGTGAATCTGTCTTGGTCTTCTTCTGTTAGGAAGGTGGCGTCCCATCGGTTGCCCAATGTATCGACCCACCTCACCGTTGAAACAATCGTCGTTTTTGTCCATGTATGTTCGCTGTGTGCGCTCATATACTATCCTACCTACGTTTGCTTATAGTCTTATGTTAATTTTGGTTTATATTTCGATCAAATTAGTATGTTGAACGGCTGTTCTCCAATGCGTTGAATACTGCTTCATATAGTTCCCATTGGCTGAATTCATCCTTGTTATTAGGGATGCTGATATATTCATGAACGTTGGGGTTGTCTTTTCTACCCCCAGTCAACCGCTGTTCAAGTATCGCATCCTCTAATGCGCTTAGGGCTATCTCGTGTCTGTCTGTTTCTGTATACGCTGTTGTCGTCATGTTACCTCCTGCACTCGATAGTTTATAGTCTTTTGTTTATCACCATAGCGTTAGTAAATACTATATACCGTCATCTCGTGTATACACGATATTAAAATTAAATTAAACCGAAAAATTGTAAATGGAATTGTAATTAAATTAAACCGAAAAATTGTAAATGGAATTGGAATCCGCTTCGCGTCTCCCGGTATATTAAACTTCCGGGACGGTGTAAAATTGGAACCGAACGCCGCTCCGCGGCTCCCGCTATATTAAACTTCCGTCGCTCCGCGACTTTGGAATTATTAAACATTCTAAAATTTTTAATATTGCAAAGTATTATATACCTACAGCCCGTAGGCCCCCCGCAGGGGGGCCGGGGGCTTGCACCCCCGACCCTTTGGTTTATATTTCGATCATTCGATGTCTATGTAAGGGCTGTTTTCGTAGTCAAATATTTGCTTACCCACAATGGACCTTGTTCTCTCAACTACATGACGTAGTAAGCCATTATCACGGGCTATTATGAATACGGTTGGATTGCTCAACATTTCATCAAGCATTTTATATGCGTTTTTCAAATCATTCATTTCTTTCTTTGGTATTATTTCATTTGAACCTCTTTGGTCCTTCATCAACATTTCTCTTTCGTATTGTTCCATATCATTCATTTTTCTCACTTCTCTCCATGACTTCTGCCATGTTTGATGCTAGGGGTGTCCCCTTATATACTTTTCCTAATACGCAAGTATTATATACCGCCATCTCATATCTAACGGAGGGGGGGAAGGCCCCAATAACAACGATTATATACCCCCATCCCTTCTTAGGAGCGGACGACTCCTCCGCTGCGCGCACGTGTGCGCTTCGCGCCTTTTTTTCTATTAAATTTTTTAAAATTGTTAATAATTGAAAAGTTTCGCAAGTATTATATACCCTCTGCTCGTCTTACATGGCCGGGGCCAATGCGGGCGGAGGTATGATTCAGAAATCCTGTATTATTATCCCCTCGTCATGCTCGATAACGGCTGAACAATTATTTGCGAGCCATTCTTTAACCTCGTATTCAGTTAAGCCCTTAACGTCATATGCTTCTTGAATCGCTTTGAAATCTTTGAATTCGCTGAACTCGCAACATATCCCGATAGGGTCAAACTCCATGCTTGCGCCGCTGTCCTCCTCGTATTGTTCCAGATGGTCAAACAAGGCGGAAAGGCCGCCCCATGTGAAGTTATCGGGTCTTAGGCGTCTGATGGTGTCTCTAAAGGTGTGTTCGGTTACATATTGGTGCATGAACTAACCACATCGCGCTTACTACTTAAACCCTTGTTTATCACCACGAATAATCAAGTAATTAGGAAAGACTATATACTGTCTGTGGTACGTTGAGTATGATTAGGCAAGGCGCGCGAGGTGCGCAAAGTACACCCACTGTAATAATGAAAGTGGTGTAAAAAAAACACCTAGTATTAAAATTAAATTAAAATTATTAAAATCAAAATGCAGTGTAAAAAATACACCGCTTCGCGTCCGGTGCGATTATTAAATTTTTTTAAGTTATTTTTATTTGCAAAGTATTATATACCTCCATCTCATATAGGTCGCGGGTCGCCTCAGTGTGACACTCTTAGGACGTACCCATTTTCAATTTGGGTTCGACTTGCATCCCTTCCCATCGACCTCGCCCATTCCATGTCCGTTCTCGATTCTTTTTCTGCTCTGTTTCCATAGTAGTACAGTGTTTTGTGTGCCATGATTAACCCTATACATACCTAGTATATAACACCTTGTTTATCACCATACAATAACAACGATTATATACCGCCATCTCATCTAGTCTAGGTGCGCGCCGAAGGCGCGCCGCTTCGCGTCTTTCACTATATTAAACTTTTTGTTATTTTTTAGATTTGGAAAAGACTATAAGCCCCCATCTCTTAGATACATGGGCTCCGTGCTGAGGAGGTGTAAAAACTGCATCGAGTGTAGTTGATTGGGTAGGTGTTTCAAACTACACCGAGTATCTCAAAATCACCTAGTAAAACCAATGTTTAAATACTTGGACTTCATCTAGCATGGAATTCCGACCGACCATAACACAAAGTATATAGGCGAGGTTTTACCTCAACCTTTGGGGTCCGACCTGCGACCCTATGGTGATAAACAAGTGTTTAAGTAGTATGACTTACAATTTAGGTTCGATGACAACCACGACGACAGCGAAACCCTGCCGTTACAAGGCGTGCAAGGGACGCATACACGCACATCATAACGAGAAATGCCCCATAGCCTCATCACGCGGCTCCACTGGTGGAAAAGGCGGCACTGCATGGACAAAAGCGCGTGACGGCGACCAAAATGGAAGATTCACTGGCCTGCGCCCCTGCGGATGCCCAAAAAGACAGCACCTCAAGACCTGCCACCTCGCTTTCAGCCGTGGCCCGGTCAACTTCAAAGAAGTACGCTCAGTGGCCCGAAAAGCCCGCAAGATACTCAACCTGCCGGACTGGTACACGCAGGGCCTAG